CTAAAGGTGCTGTACTTCTACATCTTACATCAAAACCATTATTTTTCAATATAGCTAGATCAGTTAATCCACCCGCAGAAGTTTTTCTTTGCCTTGCACTTGGGTCTGGATAAACAACTATTTGCTTATTCTTGTATCTGGTTTTAATTTCATCACACATTTCATTCGTATTACTACTGTATATTTGTATCTCATCTATAACAAAAATTCTATCATTTTCTATAATACATACTACAGCACTCATTGGGTCTACATTAAAATCTAAACCAATATGCAAAACGCCAGTATTTTTATTATATTTTTCAATAATATTTTTATCTCTACTAAAATTATAATATATCATACCGGAATAGTTTACAAAAGTAGCTTCATATTCTTGTTGAAATGTTCTTAAATCTAAATCTTGTTTTGCCTGTTCTATTTCATCTTCCGATACTTGTTCACCCTCTAGGGTTGTATATTGGAAACTTTTCCAATCTTTATTGTTTTCACCCATTTTAAATAATTCATATGACCAGTTTCCAAACCCTCTAGGACTACCGCAGAATAGAGCATGACCTTTAGTGTCTGACAATGTTGGTCTAAGAACTTCATACCATGCTTCTTTGCTTACATCTGCAAATTCATCAATACATAAAAAATCCAAACCAACACCTCTAAGAGATTGTTCATTATCACTACCTCTAAGTGTTATCTGGCTATTGTTCTTTAATGTTATTGTCAAATCACTATGGTTTATACTTTTAACCCATTTATGATAAATCATCTTTTCTTTTAATACACCCCAACAGATAGCTTTTGCTTGTCTATAACTAGGTGCAACATACCAAACTTTATTATTAGGCTGACTTGCGAACTTAGCTAGTTCATTTATGGCAAGATATGTTTTACCAAACCTTCTACCTGTAATTAGAACCCTAAATCTTGAATCATCTTGTATTACATTCTTTTGTGGTTTTGTTAAAGGCATTAATCAGCAGACCATACTAAAGGTTCATCTAATTCTGTTTGTTCTATCTTATCTTGTTGCCCTAACATATTCTTTCCTAGAAAGATTTGCATAACAACATTACCTTTTTCTGCTGATTGCCATTGAAGTTGTCTTAGCCTAATTCGCTGTTCTGCCCTTCCTTTTGTCAGAAATTCCGAATAACTCTTTTCTAAAAGGTCTGCCGAACAACCAAAAAACTCAGATATTTCTTTATTTGTACAACCTAATGAAGCTAACTTTTGGACTTGTTTAGTATCTATATTATATTTCTTTGGTCTTGCCATTTCCTATTTGCCCTTAGTGAGGTATTTTTTTATTACCAAATTTTATAAAATAAATCTAATTAATTTTTTTGGCTTTCTTACCAGTAAAGTTTTCCCACCTTTGAATTATTACGTCTACATATTTAGGGTCTAATTCCATCATATAGCATTTTCTTTTAGTTTTTTCACAAGCTATGAGTGTAGAGCCAGAGCCACCAAATATATCTAAAACAATTTTATTTTGTTTTGTTGTTTTTAAAATAGCCTCTTCAGCTAATTCAACTGGCTTTTGTGTTGGGTGTTTGTACTCTGTAGCTTTATCCTTTTTTAAAGTCCACACACTACCTATTCTTTTACCAATAAGTTCATATTCTCTATTAAAAACAAGACATATTTCATAATCAGTACTAAATGTTTTTTTTAAATCACCAATTCCACCCCCACCTTTGTTCCAAATTATTATATTTGTAGGAAACCCTAGTTTTTCAGTATTTTTTATCCATTTATCAATAACTTTCCATGAAGACCACAAAAAAACCCAGCCTTTAGCATATTTTTCAATAGTTGGACAAACATCTAATAATTTATCGTCATTATTAATAATATCAAATTTTTTACTTTTTTCTCTCATATTTGATTGATAATTTACCCCATAAGGGGGGTCTGTAAATACCATATTTGCATTTTTTTTATTCATTAAAATATCCAGATTTTCAAATTTAATAGAATCTCCACACATTAATCTATGCTGTCCTAATTCATAAACATCACCAATTTTAGATTTAGGTTCTTTGGGTGGTTCTGGAACTTCATCTTCATCTGTTAAATATTCCTCATCATTTTTTAAAAACTTATCTAGTTCAGATGAATCAAAACCTAACAAATCTATATTGTAATCATCATTTAGTAAGTTTTTTATTTCAATATCCAACAAATCAAAATCCCATGCACTATCTTCATTCAATCTATTATCAGCTATTCTATACGCTTTAGCTTTAGATTCAGATAAATTTGCTATAGTTACTGGTACTTTTTTTAAACCTAATTTTTTTGCACCCATCAAGCGAGTATGACCAACAATTAAAACCATATTTTTATCAACCACTATAGGCTGTTGAAAACCATATTCGTTTATTGAACTGGCAACTTTATCAACCGCTTGGTCTTTTCTAGGGTTGTTATGATAAGGTATTAATTTTTCTATTTCTATTTCTTGAATGTTCATAAATCACCTGTAATTAAATATTCTTCTAATTATATATGTTCTAATCAAACTTATGATTGTAAATGCTAGTCCAATCAAAGAACCATCAGTAAATGTAACATTATAGCCAAATAAAGGTAGTACAGCTAAATTAGCTATTACAGCAACAATATAACCTATTAAAACATTAACAAAAGATTCAACCAAACTCATTTTTTTGGATTGATATTTTATATTTGTACTAGCTAACATTTTAATCTAGTTGCTCAATAAATTTACTGTTAGCGTAATCATAGTTTTTATTTGTAGCTGTAACACCAGATGGTTGTGTTAACAATGTCTGGTCAAAATGATATTTGACAGATTGAAAAAAGTTCATGTATGGGTTTCTTCTAAAACTACCTTCTGCATCTTTATCTGATAAATGTTTTGGTACATCTTCAAACCTACCTTCTTCTCTTATTCTTTTTTTCAAGTTATTTTCTTTTAAATTTTTGCATATCTGCTTTATCTCATAATAACTATCTTTTGCTTTTTTTATTTTCATATGACTCTCCAAATTAATCTTCTTCATCTTTGATGCTGTGCATTGCAGTGTAAAAACCTAGATATTGAATGTATGACATAGGAAATAATATTAGAGGGTCATATTCACCTAATAATGTTTCATCAATATTTTTTTCAAACCATACTATGGCTGTATCTTTATCGCAGTTGAGGTTTCTCATAGCAATATCAATACATTTGTTTCTATCATAAATTGCTATAAATTTGCTTTTCATGTTTTTTTCAGTAAATCCAATAAATGCTTCTTCAAAGTCATCTGGTAATACTTTCATATTATTCATACCCAACTCCCCATATCTAAATATTTCACCGCTTCATCTTTGGTAAAATGTCCCTCTTTAATCGCCCTTTGAACGTCATATGAGTGTTGTTTTGCAAATTTGTGTACAAATGCACTACCTTCTTTCTTTTGTATCGCTTCTTTGAAAACTTTTAACCTCATATCAAATTGCTCTAACTTTTGATTACTTTGCTTTTTTGGGTTTTCATCAAGATATTTTTTTGCTGAAATCCAGAAAGCGGGTTGTTTGGCAAATTGTTTATCCTCAACAGAACTATAATACTCATTATACATTTTAGCTAATTCTTCTGGTTTTTCTAGCCATTCTTTTTCTAATCTAATATAATTTTTTTCTGCTGTTCCCTTGCTGACCTTGTTAGTTACCAAATCCCAAAATTTTAAAAAATGAGGGGAATAACTTACTTTATTTTTAGTAATGGTATAGGTAGGGGTAGGGGTATTAGGTAGGGGGCTTTCATTTAGCTTATCATCTAGGTTACTCTTAGGTTCTGTGCTAGGTTTTTTTGGTCTACCACCTAATCTACCATTTTCCCTAGATGCTTCCATTCGCCTAGTGATATAAATATATTCTTCTAATTGTTTTGCATTTTGATATTTATTAGTTTCCATCAAAATAAAAAACTCTCTTAATACATTATCACACGCTTCTTTTTCATTATGGGTATGACAACTGGCAATCCTGTAATAAGTTATATTATCACTAGGTATTCCAACACATTTTTTATTCCAGTTCCAACAAAGTAATCTTATGTAAATACCAACTTCTAAATTTGTTAAATGCTGTGTACCCGCAATAAAATCATCTGTGAATAAATACCATGCTTTTAGTTTTTCTCTTGGTTTTGAATTTTCATCTATAATCATATCGAACTCCATTTCTTTGATTATTATAACCCCTCTAGGCAAAAACCTAAAGGGGTTTTTTGGTTAATATCCCCACACTTCTTTTCTAGCTTCCAGAACTGTAGGTTCTTTCCATATCCAGTTATCCGGATTTGGTACTAAAGAATTTTTTACATCAATGGGGGTATCTACTGTTTTAAGGTAATTACCCATAACCTTAATGATATGTTTGCATATGTTATAAGGCTCTACATAATCATCTAATGACATAGCAATATATTCAGCACCTTTAGTTTTAGTTGGTGTTTTAAGATACCATAATATTTGCTTGGCATTAGTTGCTTTTTGATAAATAGCCTGTTGCATAGCATGGGATATACTTACTTTTTGTGGCAAGTTTTTAGATGTTTTTAAATCAATAAAAAAATCTTCCCTTGTATGATTATCCTCAAAATAAAAGTCTGTATATCCTATAAAAGGTATATCATCTATTTGAACTTCTATTTTTCTTTGATAATCAATTAATCTCCACCTGTAAGCATAATCTTGAAACTTTTTAGTTCCTAACTCAAATAATGGCAATAAATTGTTTCTTTCTTCTTCTATCTTAGGGTCAGTTATCCTAGAACAGTTTTCATCATATTCAGATAACATTTTTTCTTTTGCTTCTTCTAAAGATAAACCATTAAGAAACATATTTATGCCAGATTCAACAACTTGCCCTCTAATAGCTGATGCAGATGTTGGAAACTCATATCCAAATATTCTCCTTAATGCCCACCTTTCACGATAAAATGCAAACTCATTCAGTTGACTAAATGATAAGGGTAGAAGATTCTTACCCCAACCATCAAACTTTTGAAAATGCTCAATCATATTGTGTTTATCCATTCTTCAAGATGTTTTTTGTTTTGAAGAATTTGTAGCTTTAAATCAAATGCTAAATCGTGTGCATTACTTTCTCTACCAAATCTGATAATGAATTGATCTAAACCAAATATACATTTTTCCATTACTTGAATGTCACTCATATGTTTGGCTATTGCCTGTTCTTTTACTTCATCAATAGAAACATCATTATCTTCAATTAACCTATCTGACATTAATCTTTCTCCTTCAACAATGTGGTACTAATCAAACTGTATTCAGCGAAAGTCTTGCCATTTTCAGTAATATTTTTGGTAATGATTTGATAACCTTTTTCTCTCAATTCATAAATTCTGGCACTTAATCTGGTTATTCTATACTCCTGTATAGCTTCCCATGAAGTGATAAATTTATGTTTTTTGAGATGGTTTAGTATTTGATTTTCTTGTGATATAACCATTATAAACTCCTTTCTATAAGTTTTTGGTTAAAGTTCTCTCGTTCACAATTTTAGTCCTTAAATTGTCAACAAAGATTTTATAAGAATCATACCTAATCTTGGCACGATTCCTCTGTTTAAGGGTTCTTTCGTATCTATCGAAATAGTCCTTAAATTTAGTATCAGAATAAATATATCCATTTAATTCTGTAATATTCTTATAACCACCATTTTTAGAAAAATACAATGTTAATTCTGCAATTATCATCTTTTCTTCTTTTTTCATTAGTTCTACTGCTGTATCTAAATCCGCAAACTCCAAACCTAATTCTTCTAGCCTGTGTGATAGTTTGCTTGGCTCAAAATCTATTGTGTAAATATCAGACATATATTCCATATTCCTTGTATTTTTCATCTAATCTAGCTATTTGTTTTTTTACTAAATCAACTGGTGATTTACATTTAATCCAAAATTCTATTTTTTCTTCTCTATTACTTTTAAATCTAGCTGTTAATATTCTTTTAAATTGCTCATTTAATGATTTGTCTGAATGTGCCTTATTATGGCATGACCTACATAATGGAAATAAATTATCTATCCTGTTCAATCTATTGTCCTTAACACCGCCCATACGCTTGGGAATAATATGGTGAATATCAACTGCTTGTGCCTTATTACAATACCAACAAGCGGGAATATCATTTGCATGATACCCCCAAAAGTCAGCAAAAAGTTTCTTATAGTTTTTTAAGGTTTTCATTAAATGCCCTTACAGCGTTCTTAGTAAGTTCTTCAATATCATGTACTGAAAAATGTCCAGAACCCATTGACCGCCCAACTACACCAGTTACAAATATATCTAGTCTTTGGGTATCGCTTTTGCTCATACCATTACTAAAATTATTTTGTGGTGCAGTTGGTGCAACATTTTCAACAACATTTGATAATTGCTGTGGTGCATCATTATGTCCATCTGGGTTTTTGATTACCTCTACATCTTTTATAGTTGTATATTGATTACCATTAGCTGATGTTTTGGTGGCAATAATTGTAAAGTTTATTGCATCACCAGTTACCGGCATTGGGTTCATTTGTACCCCGCTATAATACAATCTTCTTCCATCAACTAAACTAAAAGAATAGTTAGGTACACCATCTTTAGTATTATCATAAATTTTATCTATTATATTCATTTAATCCTCTTTTATTTGTTGATTACGTTGTAGCCACGACCTTCCAAACACCTGTTGATATAGTCTTTTCTAGTGTTCATTTTAGGACTTAGCCATAGGACTTTCCACCTTAGATTATTATAAATGTTCTTGCCTATATCCCAACCATAATTGGTTTGATCTTCTACAAGACTTTTACAAGTATAATAATCATCATGGAATCTGTTCATATCGCCTTTGATATTTGCAGATGATTTTCCTCTACTATCGACTATTGGCATTGTTGAACACCCCCCAACAAATGCAAAAGTAAGTAAAGTGAAAATTAGTTTAGTATTCTTCATTTTGAACTCCAATTCAGTTTTAACCTATATTATTTCTTTGGTTTTTTCAACCTCTTTAATTGCTTGAAATATTTGTGCTACAACTTGAGGGCATACTGAGTTCCCAAGTGATTTTAGTCGTTTTCGTCTAATGCTGTCCAACCCTTTGGATAACCCATCATTTCCTCTATAAATTCTGGCTTCACTTTGCCAATTTGTTGTGGCATTTTCTCCAACATCAAAATATTGCAAATTAAACTGTCTTTCCTTTTCCAATCCCCTTTGTTGCCAACTTCTATTGATATATGTGCAATTGGTGTGGGAAACAATAAATAATCTTTGTCTTTGATGATTTGCCCCACAGGATAAAGCTGGTAAATTAAAAACTTGCGATTGATAACCTTCACTTTCCAACTCCAATAATATCTGTTCCAATCCCATTTGCTGTAAACCAACAACATTTTCGCCAATAATCCAATTTGCTTTGACCATTTTTGCAATCTGAAACATTTCTCGCCAGAGATAGCGGTCATCTTCTGTGCCTTTTCTATTTTTTGATGCAATACTAAATGGTTGGCACGGGAATCCACCGCATACAATATCGACTCCTCTAAATCTAGTTGTTTCATTTTGTAACTCCTTAACATCATCATATATTGGAACATTTGGAAAATTTTTCTTTAGCACCTTTTGACAAAATTTATCTATTTCACAAAAAGCAACAGTTTCAAAACCACCAACTAATTCTTCTGAAGCGTAACTAAATCCACCTATACCACTGAACAAATCTAAAACTTTCAATTTTTTTTGCTTCATTATTTTATCCTAAAAGAAAAACATAAAAACACAAAAACCTATAGTTCCAAAAACCATAAATTCCAAAACAAAAACACCATAGTTTTTAAGAAATTTAACCATTTTTTTGCTCCTCCATTTTTCTCGCTAGTAAATGCCATAAGGTTTTTCTAAGAGAAATATAAAGTTTTAGTTCAGCTTTTTCGCCATGCTTTTCTAATTCGTCTTTGTTGTTTTCTCTAGCTTTTACTAATTCTTTAATGTATTCCTCTTGAACACCCGCCCATTGTGCTGTGGACATATTCAGAACCCTAGCAACATAGAGTTCCGAATTTCCAATTCTTGTAGGTTTATCAATCATCTTTTGACTTCCTAAAAACTATTTCATCATTATAAATCATGGCTTTGATATTTTGTAAGCATTTGAAAATTAGTTTGCAGTTATAATCAAAAGATTCATGACATCTATCTTGTACACCTAAATCAATTATACAATCTTCCATAGATGTAATTTTTTCATGTAGCTGAATGTTTTGTTTGATTCTGTTATTTTTTTTCATTAGTTTACCCCCTCAAGTAATTTATCAATACATTTCTTTAAAACTAGTGTTCTATTAGTATTGACTGCAAATTTTCCTCTAAGCAAAGAACTCTCCCAGACATCTTCACCCGCCTGTGTAAAAGACCACATAGAAACATCATTGTGTCCGAACTCTAGCCAATATTCTTTGCCTTCATATTTAATTGTTACTTCTGAAAAATAATCATTAATTTCGATATTCATTATTTATCCCCCTCAATTTTTTGATTTAATTGATTTGCATAATATCTTTTTTCCCATTTTCTAATGCAATCTTGGGAATTTACGATATGGCAAATGCTGTCATAATCGCCACAATTTTTATGTTCTGTAAAATAAGCTGTATTCAAAACACCCGAAAATTCAAAATCACTAGCAATTAGTAAGGCATTTCCATTGTCAACTCCAATCATGGCAATGAGTTTGTCATCATCTGTTCTAAGAACAGCTTTCTTTTTGTAATTTACAACCATTCCCCTACGATTGTGAAAACCACCTTTGTTGACCTTTACCCATTCAAGGTAAACTTTGTAATCACCTTTTCTTTTGCCTTTTACTTTCTTTGGGAAATAATTGACAATATCTTTGCCAAACAATTTTTTTGCATATTGAGTACCAAAACAATCATCATTATAACAAGATGCTCTTTTTACCTCATAAGATAATGTTTGTTTTCTTGGTGTACCCCATGCTGAACAAGTATAAGTATCCATAATTTAGAACTCCAATTTGTTATCTATAACCTAGATATTAAACTAGGTTTATTCATAAGTCAAACACCAAATGCACTTTTTTTTATTTTTTTTTAAACTATTGTAAAATATGGGTTTTCTGTGATACATTGATTATGTTCCTCCAACCTCAAAGTAGGAATATAGTAAGAACTCCAATTCTACTATACACATAGGGGGTAAATTTAGGTTTATCCCCTATGACTAAAGAATCAGACATTCAAATAGCCTGTAATGAATATCTAAACTATCTAGGTAAATACTATTTTTTTAGACATTTCCATGTACCTAATGAGGGTAAAAGGTCTATATCCTATCATGCAAAGATGAAAAAAATGGGTTTGAAATCTGGTTGTCCAGATATAATTATTGAATATCCACAAGGGCGGGTTCTTTATATTGAACTGAAAAATGAAAAGGGTAGGTTGTCTGATTCTCAAAAGTTGTGGGCGGTACAGTCGAAAGCACTTGGTACACCTCACTTTGTGGTCAAGGGGTGTTTAACTGAATGTTTAGATCAAATCAAAGAAATCATTGAAAAAAACATTCCTGTGAGGTGTTGAGGATTATACCTAGTACTTTATCCTTTTAGTGGGAAAAAGTCGCTGTACCGCCTTTAAACTGCCTTTAAAGGGCATTTTGTTCTTTCTGGTTCTTCTTCTTTTTGATTTTATAGGTCTTTTGCCTATTAATTCAATAATAGTAGCTGTGGTTGTAAAACCTGTCATTTCCCCACTTTTCTCATTGCCCTAGAATGTGCTTGAGCAAATGTTTTTCCATCTTCTAGGTCTTTAGACATCTGCTTCATGTGTTTCATTGAATGATGTTTAGCGTGTTTATTCATAGCTTTCTTTTGAGTTTTATTTAAATTAGCTGTGAATTTTTTGATAGATTTGACTAAAACCATTTACTTTTTCTTTCTCATTTTATTTTTTTTCTTTTTCTTTTTCTTCATAGGTTTTGAAGTCATTCTGCTTCCATAATGATAAGGCATTATTTTTTCCCC